TTCTTCTTGGCTACCTTCGTGCCAGTCTTCTTGGCTTCCATCTTGGCCATAGCCATACCCTTAGCGGTGTATGGGAATTCTTTCTTTCCTACTTTTGGCATTATACTGCTCCTACTTCCTTGAGTTTGGATACTGTTTTCTTCTGGATTATCTTAGAGTCGACCATAGTATTGGCGTTATATGCCGTTCCTAAGGCCTCAGAGGCCCTTCTGGCCTCCTGAACTGCCTTCATGCTGGTTCCAGCAGGTTGAATGCCTTCTGCCCTCGCACTGCGGTAAGCGTCCAGTTCTCCGTCCCACTTCTTATTGGTCATACTTATGCTTGACCTAGCATCTCCAGCGTTCATCTGGAGCGTAAGAGCCTTGCAACCAAAGCAAGTTGGTACTGGCTCTGGGTGATGTTCCCAATGCTTCATACTGTCTCCACCGTATATCCTGCTGCCTCTAGGCCAGCCTTTTCTGCTTCATTAACATCGTAAGTTATCCCACCTAAGTAGAATGCCTCTGCCTCTGCTATCTCCTCAGTAGAAGGGTTTCTGACCTCATAATATTCCCCTTCAATCTTGATGACGCTGACCCCACGTGTAAGGCGATAGCGACTAAAAAGTGGCCCCTCGCCAGCAGGACCTTCGCTGATCGTTGGTGTTGTGAATCTGTATGTCATGTGACCTCCTAAGTCGTTTTACTGATAGGTAGGGGTTGCCCCCTACCCACCCGTCTAATTACTTAGATTATGGACGAACTGATGAAGCGGTCTCGATGCGATATAGCGCTTCTTGACGGAAGATAGACCAGTTAATCATACCGTGCCAGCCGACTGGGCGGAAACGGTTCAACTTGTCTACAACGTTACCAAACTCAATGCCTGGTTCCTTCCATACTGCCTCAGCAAGTGCTTGCTGTCCGAGTACGTAAGTGTTGTAAACACGAGCCTTTGGAGTAACTGTAAGTGTGTTTGTTCCAACAGTTCCTGAGTTAGCGACAGACACTGTGAATGTTGTGTTTGTAGCGCCAACTTCGATTGCTGTAATCAAAGCACCTGAACCTACGTTAGTACCTGAGATAGCATCTCCGACCTCAGCAAGACCACCGAAAGCAGCGTTTGCTGCTACGATTGTGAATGCGCCTGAGGCGCCTGATACTGCAGGAGCAGTAGCAAGTGCTGTTAGAGCACCACCTGAGATTGAGTTAGTCATGCGTGGTGTCTCGATGAAACGGACACCTTCCCATGCGCCGAGTTCACCAGCAAGTAGTGGACCAACGTTCTGGTACTCATGTGGTGTACGCCAGATGTTGTTTCCTGTCTCTGTACGGAGATCGTGTGAAACTTCTGGGTGGATGTATGAAACATACATTCCTCCACGGGTTAGGACGTTTGCAGCGCGTAACTTTGTTACAGCGTAACGAACATCGCGTCCCTTGAATGTGTCTGATGCTACGATTGTGCTCTTAGCAGCAGTTGTTGAAAGTGCACCAGCGGATTCGCGGATGACGTTTGTACCTGCATCTAGAACAGCGGCAATACCGTTGTCTAGTGTTGTTGCCATGTTGAACGCAACTGCGTTAGCAATCCATGGATCAACATCAGCAAGTGACATAAGTGCCAACTTGCGTGTTGGAAGTACGACGCGACCAAGTTCTTGCTGTGTGACATCAAGAGTTGTAGTTGCTGGTAGTGCTACTGCATCTGGGTCTACAGTTTCAGCGAGTGTTGCACCTGCGATTGAGGTGTCAGCAATATCGTTGTGGAACTGGAAACGGATTGAAGAACCGTCGTGGGTTGGGTTTCCTACCTTCTTGTCCGCGATTGCGCGGAACTGTGGTGTTGAACGAAGGTTAATTTCGATTAACTTATCGTACGCCAAAGTTACAAGATTGGAACCTAAACCAGAGGTTGTAGTGGTAAAGATATCTGCCATTTGGAGATATCTCCTTTCTGATTAGTTGGAAAGCGGTTGTTATTGACCGCTGAGGATGGTTAGGATTTCTTCCTCAGAATTTGCACCCGCTAAGCGGTTTGCAATGTCATCTGAGTATCCAGGCGCTTCTGCATTAGTTAACACATTGTTGATCTTCTGCATTGAAGCGATATCTTCTTGAGATACCTTCGGAGCGTCCTGTTGAATGCCAAATACATCAGCATGCTGGTCGATCCATGAGGAAATTGCTTCCTCTGTTGCTTCGATGTCATTTGGAACGAATGCGGCAATTTTTGGATTAACGCCACGGGATGTGAATACATCCTTTAATATCCGCTCTTTCTGAGATTTACTCAGTTCGCCTAGGTTAGTCTCTAGTTCTTTTGCTCTGCGTTGCTCGGCCTTTAATGCTTTGCGGAGTTTCTTTACTAGATCGGTATCGGTGTCGTATGTCGGGGTATTATCCTCGTCATCTTCGTCATCGAAGTCCCAGTTGATGTTGTCGCGGTTGTTGCTCATAGCAACCTCTCCCTTGTTAGTAGTTGGCATACGCCTCAAGTATGGATGGGGATCCACCTTGGCTCGTACTATCGGTCTTATTACACCATTGGGGCCGACAGGTCCAATGGGATTCTTTTATATTGCTCCGAATGTGGAGCGTGTTCCTAGTGAGCCGCCAGATCTTTGGCTTGCTCCTATAGTTCCTGACTTGCGCTTAAATGCAAGTTCTTCCTGCTCTTTACGGCGCTTACGCATTTCAGATGCCATTCCTAGGAACTCTTCTGTTTGTAGATCCTTTTGGATGGCTTCCTTGTCTGCCTTGACTCCGTAGATATTTTCTAGTTTAGTCAGCGGCTCAAGAGTCTTTCCGATTTCTTCAAATCCAGTAGATGCAAGTTGAGCGATCTGTGCCTCTGTGTAACCCTTATCTGTAAGAGTTGCAGCAAGTGCTCTCATGCCTTCGATCTGTCCAGTTCCTGTTGAGATACCAGTAGCAGAACGACGAATAGCCTCGGCTACAAATGCTCCAGTATTTCTGTTGGTTTCAAGTTGTTCCTTGCCGATCTTTGCATCTAGGTAGAAGTCTTGTAGACCTTCCTTAGATGCGATATAACCTAGTTTGATAAGTGCATCAGTTCTGGCTGGATCTGCTGTGATAGCAGCCAAACGAGCAGCATTAGCGCGTTCATCTAGATCAAGCACTGTGACGTTATTCTTCACATAGTTCTTGAGTGACTCTGGGCTTAAATACTTATCACTGAAACCGTACTTCTGTTGGAGTGTCTTAAATCCTTCAACAGCGTTAAATAATTCGCTTGCTTCTTTAGGGCTTGCAAGACCCTCGTTGAGGTATCCATACTCTGAGTAGAACGGAGAAGTTACCTTGGTTCCGTTCTTGAGTGTGTATTCTTTTGTATTAAGAAACAAGGCAATAGCATTATCGTAGTCAATGTTTTCTTTGAGCAAAGAGTTAAGATATGATGTTGATGAATCAAGTATCTTTGATGACAATCCTTGAGCCTTGAGTAGTGCTTTGAGGACATCTACGCTTGTAGAAGGTGTGCCAGTTGTGGTGCCAGAATCTGTTGTGCCACCGCTCATACCTGCGCCTGTCAGAGTGCTTGCTCCACCGGCCTGACCAGATCCAGTGTTTGCATAAAGTTTCCACTGACCTGTGTTAGTTCCACCGATCCATGCATAGCGGAACCCTGCAGGTGCTACTGGTTCTACCGCCTTGTTAAACATAGGATTGCCTGCGGCTTCTTCTGCGGTAAGTCCTAGTTCTGCAGCACGGGCTGCTTGAAACTTCTGAGTTGTTGTGATAACTGGTGCTGCCTTCTTAGTTCCATCAGGATTAAGACCCTGTGAAACATATAGATCAGCAAGATTCTGTTTCATGCTTTCTAGAAGAGTGTTGAGTTTAGGAAGCATTGTTTCTTCTACGGTTTGCGGTTTAGCGACTGCACCCCGCTTCGCAGCGATTCTGGCTTTTTCTGCCTTATCCTCAGCAGCCGCCTTCGAGGCCGCCTGTGCTGGACTTACCTGGGCTTTACTGCTTGAATCTGTTGCCATGATTACCCCAGCGCATTCTTTAGTGATTGAGCCATGTTGACTGCTGTATTAATTGCAGCCGATGTGCCGTCGTAGCGCTTATCATTCATAATTAACTGGCGCTTCTCAAACTCATTTGGCATTCTGTACTCGCCTTTGTCGTCTTTATAGTTAAGCATTTGAATTGCAAGGCTATCTTTAACATCAATATTTGTCTCTAGTTGGTTAGTTAAATCTTCCAACAAAGGAGCAACATACTTGTTTGCTGTTTCTCCAGGCTTAATTACACCCTTGAGAGCCATAAATTTACTAGATGCCTTCTCTTGGATACCTGAGATATACTGACTGTAAATTTCGTTCTGTACTTTTTCGTCTGGATTAGACATCATGTTTTTAATGATAGGAGACAAGGTTGCAAAGTCTGGAGCAGCATCATAGTTACCTACGTGATATGCCTTAAAGGTATCGTAGATGGTCTTTGCTGTTCCACCAATGTCATCAACGTTCCAAGAGGCTTCTGGGAAGTTCTCTACAAGGAAGTCTGCAAGGAACTTTGTTTGTTCTTCGCCAGTAAATCCCTCACCTGCAGATGTTGCTGTTCCCTTTGTTACAGATGTATATCGCTTGACGCCCTCAGCATTGGTTGCTATCTTAGAAAATTCTTTATTGCCAAACTTATCAACCTTTTGCTTCTTAGTCTTAGGATCAATAACAGGCTTACTCTTAGTGTCATAGACTGGGGCATACTCTGTTTTACCAGCAGTAGTTGTAGGCTGATTCTGCTGCTTAACTTGTGTATTCCATGAAGACTGAAACTTTTTATCAAGATCTGCGCTAGGCCACTGACCAAAGGCTGCAAAGTAAGCGTCGCTGTAATACTGACGAGCATCACCTAGATCCTTAAACTGTAGTGCTGTTTGGAT